AGGGACAAAGTGCTGGTTGCGGTACAATCAAAGCACAGATTCAGTGCTGGACAGTTTTAACATAAGTTCAGTCGCTGATACTCTAGAGGGCAGATATACGCCTTCTTTTGCCAACAACATGAGTTCATCAACAGATTATGCGACTTGTGTTACAAGACAAGCAGTTGCCAACTGGGCTAATAATGTGAATTACACAGAGTCTGAGACATCAAGCAACACTCTTGTTTTTACCATTGAAAATGGAACCCACATTGATGGTGTAAACAATCATTTCTCCATACCCGGTGGGGTGTTGGCATGATTAAAACACCAGAGTTTCAAGGCACTCACCTGTTTGAGCGTTTGTGCTGGGCAAAAGAAAATCTTGAGCCACATCAATCTGAGTACCGCGTTGTATTTGAAGACAGTGTAGACGAGTGTTGTCGCATCCTCGTTCCAGACCCAAACTGGCTAGCTTGTGCCATGCACGGCTCAATCCTTCCTCCGGTGTGGGTATACTGGGAACTAGCCAAAGATGAAGCACAGCCAGATTTTAAGAAGCATACCCGTGGTTATTTGCTCCATAATACTGAGCCTGTAGAGGCGATGACAGAAGAGCAAGCCTTGGAATATCTCATAATGAAAGACTGCCCACAACATGTGTGGCGCAATTGGAATGAAGGCAACAAACCCAAAATAGTTATCTGTCGCAAAGAACAGCTTCCTGCTACACGCGAGTGGCGCAACTCTTGGAAGATATCAGACGATTTACAAACCGAAGAAAGGGCCGCATAGGAGAATATCATGGCTGTAACAACATATATTGTGGATAAAAACGGCAAGCAGATTGATTCTGCTGATTTAACAAGCAAGCCCAGTGACCGACATTTCCGTGGTGCTTGGGTTCTGTCTGGCAAGGTCATCAGTGAGGACATGACTGCTGCAAAAGTTATCTTCAAAGATAAAATCCGTGAAGTGCGTCAGCCACTGCTTGAGGCAGAGGATGTCGCGTATATGAAGGCGCTGGAGGCAGAGGATGCATCTGCAAAGACTGCATCTGTGGCAAAGAAAAAAGCCTTGCGTGATGCGCCAGCAAATTCTGCGATTGATAAGGCAGACACAATAACAAAGCTGAAAGCAGCGTGGGACACAAGCGTCCTTGGCGCTAGTCCGTATGCTTAATAATTTAAGATGGAGCCAGTAACAGCGATAGCTGCCGTTACAGCGGCATCCAATGCAATAGCTTTTATCAAGGCTCGTATAAACGATGTTCAATCTGTTGCTGATATTTCACAGCAAATCGGCACACTGTTTGACTGTCAAAAGAAACTTAATGAGGAGCGTAACAAACAAGCTGGTGTCGGTGACATTAAGTTTCAAAGCAGTATTGATTCAGTTCTTGAGGCCAAAAAATTACAGGAGCAAATGCAAGAAATCAAAACTATGATTAACTTGCGGTTTGGCCCAGACACATGGAACGAGATTGTCAATCATCATAATCAGAAACTCAGGGAGCAAAAAGAAGCGGAGAGGGCGGCGCGTAGAGAGGCTGCACGAAGGGCCAAGGAGATTGAAGAAACGATTAAAACAACGTTACTCGTCACCGCTATTATCGCAGTCACGGTAGCTTTGTTTGTTTTTTTGTTTGTTACTGTGGCGCAAAGTAGTGCAGAGGAGATTGTATTGTGACACAAAAGAAACTGCAAAAAGATAGCGCATATCAGCATCTTGATACAAACAATGATGATACGTTGTGTGATGATGAAATTGCAATGGCCTTAGAGTTCAAACGCAGAGAACTAGAAGATGCTGATGCTAGGCGAGACAGCATGAGATACATGACATGGTTTGCTTTGTTTGGCACTTTGAACTACCCAGCCGCAATATTGATTACAGCTATGCTTGGTTATGATAACGCTGCAACAATGATTACTGATATTGCACCAACATATTTTGTTGCCAACTCAGCATTGGTTGCAGCTTACTTTGGTGCAAATGCGTACGCAGACAGGAAATCTCAATGATGGAAAATATTATAATAGCAGCCATGCTGGCAACAATGATACACGGTCATGTTACAGGTGATAAAAAACAAGAGGCTGTAAAAGACAATATAAACTGGGAGCTTGCTGGTAATTTTAGGACGGAAAGCAGCCCTAACAATGTCCAATGGGTCATAATTACTGATGACTAGTATTCATCATACCGTTGAAACTCTATTTATACTTGTCATTAGTATGTGGGGATTTGACGGTTATAAGTGGCAGTACATTGGTAATCAAGTTTCTTTGCAGCAACCTATGACTGAAGCCCAATGCTTGTATTTAATTGATGAGCAAATGTGGCAAGCAACATACGAAAATCAATATTATAAAATGGTCGCACACTGTTTTCCTACTGATTGTGCGGAACAGACAGCTTGTGATTGATGCCAAAGTTAAATGACAACACAGAACTGGCTATGCCCATACGCAATTTGATTGCGTTACTGATAGCTGCAACAGTTGGCACATGGGCTTACTTTGGGGTTATCGAACGTCTTAACACTATCGAAAACAAATTGATTTTGATGGAAACAGATCTAAATATGAATACAGAGTTCCGCATTAAGTGGCCTAGAGGTGAGATGGGTAGTCTGCCAGCAGATAGCGAACAGTTTATGATGATCGAGCATCTTGCTGGAGAGCTAGAAAAATTGGCACAAAATATAGAATCAGGTAATGCTCCACACGATCAGCAACAGAAACTGGTGTTGGAGTTTTACGACAGGCGGCTTACAAAGATTGAGGACAACATAGAAAGGTTGACGAACAAATGATTGAGATGACATTTGTTTTACTGTTGATGATAGGGGAAGAGAGAGTTGAATACACGCCTTACAAAAATCTGTCTGAGTGTTTGAATATACGCCGCAAGATAAAACGAAATGTTGGACACACGGCTGACTTTGATAAGAAGTGGTCATGTAAGCAGCTGAAGGTTAGGCTTGAAGCTGGTGAAATTTTAGAGATTTTGGAGGACGAATGATACAGTTACTAGGCGTTGTTGGCAGTCTGGCGCAGACATTTCTTGAAGGCAAAGTTGAGAAAGAGAAAGCCAAATCAGAGATAATGAAGACCGCCGCCCAGCACGATAGCAAGTGGGAAATGATTATGGCTGAGTCCACCAAGGGGTCTTGGAAGGATGAGGTAATCACAATAGCAGTGCTAACCCCTTGTATTTTATCGTTCATTCCCGGCATGGAAGATGTTGTAAAGTCAGGCTTTGAACGGCTGAGTGAACTTCCAGACTGGTATCAGAACATATTGTATGTCACAATTTTGGCTGGTTTGGGTTTGAAAGGGCTTGATAAATTTAGGAGAAAGTGATGAGTTTGTATCGCAACATCCATGCAAAGCGTAAGCGTATCAAGGCTGGCAGTGGTGAGAAGATGCGTAAGGTTGGGCAGAAGGGTGCGCCAACTGCAAAGAACTTCAAGCAAGCCAAAAGGAAGAAGCGATGAAACGTAAGTTTCCAAAGGTTCCTAAGACAAAGGGCGGTGTGCCAAAGAAATATGTACGCGGTGCTAAGAACCCAAAGAAAAGAGAAGCAGAGATCAAGCGTACTGCCAAGCTGTATCGGCAGGGCAAGCTGACCCCAGCTATGATGGATCGTATTAGCAAGCAGAGGAGTCGCGGATAATGTCTAGGTTTGCAAGCATCTCAGGCGCATCACGATATTCTAAAGCAACTCTTGATAAGGTCTATAAACGTGGGCTGGGTGCATACTATTCATCAGGCTCTAGGCCAAAGGTGTCAGCGCATCAGTGGGCTATGGGTAGGGTAAAATCTTTTGTGTCTGGCAAGGGTGGTGCAAGGAAAGCTGATTCGGATTTGCTACGCGGCGGTAGCAAGAAGAAGAAAACAACTGCAAAGAAAAGGAAGAAGTAATGGCTAAAGGCGTCAAGCATTATTTTAGAGATGGAACTTTGCACAAGGGTGGCACACATAAAATGCCGAATGGTCAATTACATTCTGGAAAGTCACACGGCAAAACATCCAAGCGTTTGTTTCACTTCAAAGACTTGTCTAAAACTGCACAGGCAAAAGCAAAGAAAAGCAGATGAACAAAGATAAACTACGCGAAGAGATAGCCGAAGACGAGGGTTGCAAGTACGAGATATACCTAGATCATTTAGGAATCTGCACGACAGGTGTAGGCCATATGATTACTGAGGTTGACGAAGAATATGGCAAGCCTGTGGGTACAGTAGTCGAGCAAGAGCGTGTGCGTCAGTTGTTTGCGCTTGATATAGCTGTGACTCTTGACGAGTGCCGGGTGCTGTATGATGATTTTGATGATCTGCCAGAGGAGTGTCAGCACATCATAGCTAACATGATGTTCAACATGGGGCGGCCTCGGCTATCCAAGTTCAAAGGCATGAAGGCCGGAGTTGATGCCAGGGATTGGGACAAAGCAGCAGATGAGATGGTTGACTCGCGGTGGTACACTCAGGTTCCCAACCGGGCTAGGCGTTTGGTAGATCGTATGAGGGCATTGGCAGATGGCTAAGACACCAGCATGGCAACGCAAAGCTGGCAAGAACCCCAAGGGTGGTTTGAACGCTAGAGGCCGTGCGTCTGCTAGGCGGCAGGGTATGAATCTAAAAGCACCTGTAAAGAAGGGCGACAACCCCAGACGCGCTAGTTTCTTGGCTCGTATGGGCAACATGAGGGGGCCAGAGAGAAAGAATGGCAAGCCGAC